GGACGAGTGCAGTATCGACAGCATCATCACCGACCCGCCCTACGGACTGTCGTTCATGGGTAGCGGGACTACGGGCGTAGCGTGTGCGAAGCTCGGCAGGCCGTTCATCGGTATCGAACAGGACGCGGCGAGCTACGCGACGGCCAAGGCGAGAATCGACGCGACGGACCCGCTACTAGCGACTGCCTAATGTACGTTCCGCCGACAACCGACGCATGGCTCGCCCTGTACGCTCAGAGCCCCCGTGCGGCCCGCAAGTGCCTCTGGTACGCTGTTCGGCACGACTACGGGCTCGCACTGCCTTACAAGCGATTCTCGCCCGGGCACAGCACGCCGTTCGACTTCGTAGCCGATGCGTTCTTTCGGCAGGCGCAGGACGTGGCGGCGTGGGCGTGCCGGTCGGGCGGGAAGACGCTGGGGGCGTCGGTGCTCGTGGCGTTGGACTACCAGTACGGGCAAACCAAGATGTCGTCCCGCGTGCTGTCGGGCTCGCTTGACCAGGGCAATTTCCTGTATGCCTACTGGCGGAACTGGTGCGAAGGGCCGTTGGCGTCCAAGGCTCTGGCGGTCCAGCGGCATTTGACCTCGCTGGTCAACGGCGACTTGGAGATCCTGTCGGCCAGCGAGAAGAAGGTTCGCGGCGGTAAGGTCCAGCGGCTGTACGAAGACGAACTTGACGAAGTAGACCAGGACATAGACGAAGCGGCGGCGGGCATGATTGCCACGCGCAACGGCATCCCCGGTCGCACGGTCTACACTTCAACCTGGCATCGGGTGGCGGGCATGATGGGCCGTCTGGTCGAGGGCTGCCCTGAGAACGGCGTGGCCCTGCACAAGTGGAATATCTGGGAGGCGATCCAGCGTTGCCCGGCGAGCCGTCACGACCAGGGCCGCAACTGTGCAGACTGCCCGTTCGGCATAGTGTGCGTGGCCAAGGCCCGCGAATTCCACGACGACCCCGGTAGGACGCTTGGCATCGCGGCACAAGCCGATGGGATTTACGGGATAGACGACTGTATCAAGGCGTTCCGCAAGGTCTCGCGCACGACGTGGGAGGCCGAGTACGAATGCAAGCGACCGTCCGCCGAAGGGCTGGTCTATCCGGCGTTTGACGAGGGCCGTCATGTAGTCAAGACCGCGCCCGCCGACCTGGCTATCTATCGCGTAATTGACTGGGGTGCGAACTTCTTTGTCTGCTTGTGGATCGGCGAGGACAAGGACGGCACAGCCTACATCTTGGACACGTACAGAGCCGAACAAGGCACGATCCATCAGCATGCGGACCACATACTTGCCCATCGGCTGAAGAAGGTACGCGACACCTATTGCGACCCCGCCGGCCGGAACAAGAACGACCAGACCGGCAAGAGCAACGTCCAGGTGTTCGCGGGCAAGGGCATCACCTGCCACTACACGCTGAGCCCGCGACTGCGCGAGGTCCGCAACGGTATCCAAATGGTGCGGGCGCTGCTGGACCCGGCGACTGGCAGGCCGAAGTTGTACACCGTCGCCACAGACGCCAACCGGACATTCACGCGGGCAATGCAGAGCTACCTGAGCCGCAAGGTCAACGGCGTTTGGATCGACGAGCCGCAAGACCCGCAGGAATACGAGCACATCCCCGACGCCCTACGGTACTACGTTGTGAACCGGCAAGCGCCGCGGGGCATTACACGCAAACGACTAGGGGCCTCCTAGATGGCCGATCCGCAAAAAACTGATTTCGACCCGAGCGTGACGAGCGGCACCCACACCGAACTGCTCGATTCGTGGACGCTGGCCCGCGACTTCGCGGAGATGCTGTATCCTGTGTTGCTTGACGGCACGTATCTGGACGAGTTCGCCAAGGGCACGGCGGCAAGCGAAGCGGCCAGTCAATACACTTGGCGGAAGAATGCCAGCCTGGCCCTTGACCATTGCGCGGACCTGATTTCGCTGCGGGTGGACAATATCTTCCGTTCGGCTCCAGTGCGGTCTTTTGACGACTCGCCGCATGCCGAGTTCATCGCGGAGTTCCTAGCCAACGTAGACGGCGGCGGCACGAGTATGGACGTATTCATTCGCCGCCACCTACCGATGCACTACGCCCTGGGCACTGACTTTGTAGTAGACAAGCAGCATCCGCCGGCTGGCGTCGAGGCTACCAATCTCGCCCAGGAGCGGGCGTTGGGGCTCGTGCCGTACGTGCATGCGTTCTCGCCGATCGAGCGCCTGGACTGGTCAGTTGACCATGCGGGTCGGTATCTGTGGACGCGGTATGACCTGGGTATTGAGGGGTACACAGACGAGTTGGGCGGGGACGATCCGGTCCACCATTATCTGACGCTCACGCCGACCGAATGGCGGCTGTATTCGATGGCGGGCGACGACCAGGACCGCGAGACGACCGTGGAGACGGGCACGCACACGCTTCAGGTCTGTCCGGTCGTGCCGTTTTACTTCAAAGAGAGTATGCGGGCTGACTACCGCAAGGTGCCGCTGGGGCTGCTTACCCGGGTCGCTCCGATTGCCCGCTACCTACTGAATCTCGTCTCACAGATTCAGATTGACATCTACCGCTCGATTGCGTTCCTGGTCGCCACGGGCGTAGAGGCCGACCAGATTCCCGCCGAGATCACGCCGATGGGATGCTGGGCGTTGCCGGAGGGCGCAGCGCTTGACGAGGTGTCCGGCAGTACCGACCAGATCACGGCCAAGATCGTGTTTGCCCAGGTGCTGACGGAGGCCATTCTCCGCATCGGCAAGCTCACCGACAACACGGGGGAACTGAAGAGCCGCGCCGCGTCCGGTGTGCAGGTCGCCGTAGAGCGTACCGACCTGGACAACGAAATGCGAATGACGGCCGTACAGTTGGAACAGACTGAACGCGACATTGTGTGGCTGGCCGTCTGTCGGCACACGGGCAAGTTGGTTGACAAAGACGACCTGGGCTACAGCGTCGAGTACAACAAGAAGTACGTGCTGACTCCGGTGGCGGAACTTGTGCGCCAGGCGCGCGAATTTGCGTCGATGGGCTACGATCCCGAAGTGCCTTCGCTCCAGCGGCTGATGCTGAAGAAGGTGCTCGACTCGCTCGTCACCGAGGACGACGAGGAATACCAGACCGCGATTGACGAACTGGAGGCCGCGACGTTCGACGGGCTGGGCGTGGACGGGGACGCTGGGCTGGAGGCACGCGAGGAGCCGGACGCCAACGTAGACGCTGAGCAGACTGGCATGGCCTGATGTTGACGCGGGAAGTGTGCGACGAATGCGGGAAGGAAAGCGCCGTTGGGTTTGCTGTTCCTGATGATGTGTGGCGACTCTCAGTTCCACTGGCACACGCGAGGGGCGTCCTGTGCATTGGGTGTTTTGTCGCGATGGCAGATCGACGGGGCGTGCGGTGGGATCGCGACATCGACTTCTTCCCGGTGAGCCGGGTGACGCACGAGGAGGCGGTTGCCTAATGCCCGCGAACATTCGCAAGGCGGTATCCGTCATTCGGCCACTGATCGAGGGCAAGAAATGGGCGTCTCGACTGGACGGCCTGGTCGCCAGATACGCCACGTCGGCGTTCTACAGTCCGAACTCCGCCTACAGGGCCGAGACGGTGGACCGGCTACGGCGTGACATCGTGCGGGAAGTCGTGCGGCGGGACTTCAGCCTGGCGAAAGAAGCCGGGCGGGTCACAGCCAAGCCGATACTCGAAACGTTGACGGGCTCCGGCAAGATCACGAGCCTGGGCGACGTGCAGAACGTACTACGGCAGAGCAACCCCGCCGACCTACGGAACGAACTGCGAGCCATTCGCAAGGTGTTTGTAGCCGACCTGAAGACGCGCACGCAGGCGTTGAGCCCGGCGGTGGAGGCGGCATTCGCACGGGCGGCGCGGGACAAGCAAGCCAGGTCGCGGCTCGTGCGCAACATGATCGACGCCGACAAGGCTGAGTTCACGCGACTGCGTGAAGTGGAGGCTCAGATTGTCGAGCGGTCTGAGAAGCTACGCGAGGCGATGGGCACGGGCGACGGCCGCAAGATCAAGCCTGCACAGAAGGCCCTGCGCGACGCTAAGCGGGCCAGGATTAGCACAAAGAGCATGCTGGCCCGGTTCGCGGTGCAGGTCCACGCCGACGCACGGGACGCCATTCGGCGGGTCGCGCAGGAATCACAGTTCGCCTACTTCAAAGAGGCCGGATACGAGGTCTTCACTTGGGTATCGGTCAACGGTAGCGATGCCTGCCCCAGTTGCGAGGACCGGCACGGCATGACGCAGAAGGCGTCGGCATGGTCGGGCGACGGGCCGGGCGAGGGGGGAACTTTATGCGGCGATTCTTGCATGTGCATGCTCGTGCCGGACACCTACGCGGCGAGCAATCAGGGGTTGAAGAAGCCCATCCGCGAAGTGCCGGTCACTGGCAAGAATCAGCCGGGCAAGGGGACCGTACGCACGAAGCCAGCGCCTGAGCCGATCCGGACTGGCGGCGACGCAGCGAGGCAAGCCCGCGAGGTGGCGAAGCGAGCGAAAGACCCGGCGCGGCCCACGCCCACGAGACGGCTACCGGACAACCGGGCGGTCTACGGGACAGGCGGCAGGGAGTACGTTCGCAGCCCGTCATCTACGATGGCAGGCGACCAGGTGGTAATGGTAGACCCCAAGAAGGTGGACCGCTATTGGCGGGAGGACGCATCGTACTACGTGCCGAAGAGCGGCAAGGGCGGCGGCGCAATCAAGGGCCGATACGACCGATTCGGCAAGTGGATTGAATCCGCTGGCGAGCCCGTCGAGATGTCAGAGATGGGGTTGCGTGTTTCCACGCTCAAAGACGGCACTGAGGTTGTGGAGGTCGGCTTTGACAATGGTCGGCATAGATTCGCCTGGCTACGCGACCACGGGGCGGGCTCAATCCCGGTGGCTGTAGACAAAGGCACGGCCGCGAAGGTCGCTCGGCTTGTGGGCATAACCAAAACACCACAGTAGACACACCCGCTAGTCCAAGCCAGTACGGCGAGGGCCAGCGAACCGAAACCAATTCCCCGGCTACCGTAGCCGGACGGGGACAGGCCAGCCCAGTAGGGCGGCATGCCCACCACAGACCCCCCGGCGCAGACCGCGCCAGAGCCGAGCCCAGCAGGGCCAGGAGTACGCACCGTGGCAGACGAGGACACCCCCCCCATCGACGATCCGAACCCGACCCCCGACACGAAGCCGGACGACGCGGCAAGCGAACTTCAGAAGAAGTACGCCCAAGAGGCTGCCCAGTCCAAGAAATACCGCCAGCGGGCACAAGAAGCCGAAACCGAAGCCAAGGAACTCAGAGGCCGGGCGCTGTCCGAAGAGGACTTTACCCGGTTCAAAGAGTTGACGAAGGCCCAGGAAGACGCCGACCGGCAGCAGGCGGAAGACGCGGGCGAGTTCGACAAGCTCCGCAAGCAGGACCAGGAGAATCACAAGGCGGCACTCGCCGCGAAGGATGCCCAATCCGAATCGTACCGGGCCGCTTTCGAGGCCGTGGCTGTCACGCAGAGACTACAGAGCGCCCTGGCAGCCAAGGGCGTCACGGATGTCAACGCGGCCGCACACCTGATCCAGAACCTGCACGAGCAGCGGGCCGTGGCTGAGTTAGTAGACGGCTCGCCTGTGGTCAAGGTGGTGGAACGCGGTAACGGGCAGACCGTGCTGGACCCCGACAATGACGGGCTCGCGAGTATCAGCATCGACACGCTGGTAGCCGCATGGCTCGGCACCACAACGGGCCAGGCGTTCCTGCCCGCCTCGGGCGACACGGGTAGCGGCTCCCACAAGGGCGGCACTGATAACCGCATGACACGCGAGAAGCTGGACGCGATGTCGGGCGAGGAAACTGCCGCATGGATGCGCGAGCACCCGGACGACTATCAATCCATTCTCCAGCACGAGCGAGCCGAACGGCGTAAGGGCCAGGGCTCCTCCTAAAGGAAAATACCATGGCACGCAGTACCAATATGATCATTCCGGAGATTCTGGAGGATGCTCTCTTCCGAAAGAGTGCCGAGATCACCGACGTATTCAACGCGAGCAGTGGCGGCGCGATCACTCTGATTTCCGATCCCACCGAACAGAAGACCAGCGGCGGCGATTTCACCGAGCCCGTCCGCATCAAGCGGGCGGCCGACTTGATTACTCGCGCCGACGACATCAACCCGACCAACACGGCCACTGTGGTTTCCATCACTCAGGGCCAGGGCAAGCGGGTTCGGCTGGACCAGAAGATTGGTCCCGCCAAGTTCACGGACAATGAGGTGCTGCGCGGTTTCAAGACGCCGAAGCAGTATTCGCAGGCCCTGGGCGAGATGTTCGCTTCCGAAATGCTGGTCACGATTCGCAACCTGGGCATCTCGGCTGCGGTGGCTGGCGTGGAGGCGGCCGATACCACGGACGGCACGACCAGCAGCGCGAACATCCACATCAACGACTTCGCGTCCGGCCCGGTCGCTACCGGCGCCGCCGTCGCCACGCAGGCCCGCGTGAATCAGTTACTGAACAAGATGGCGGACGCTCGCGGCCGCATCAAGACGATGGTGATGCCGTCCGAAATCTGGGCAGACCTGGTGGGCGACACCATCAGCAACTACAAGTACACCGAGGTTGTCGATTCGGTGTTCTACACCGAGAACGTCCCGATTTTCGGACGACGCATGCTCGTGGCCGACGTGCCGGCGCTCACGTCCGACCTGTCCAGTTCGTACTACGACGAGTACTACATGCTGGGCCTCGGTGCGGGCGGCATCACCTGCCGCATCACTCACATGGGTGCGACTGAGACCGAACGGGTCATCACGGGCGAGGTGCCGTATTCCTTGTTCAGGAAGGATTTCACCGTCGAGATCGGCCTGTCCGGCCTGAAGTGGGCCGGCGGAATCAACCCGACCACCGCCGCGCTGGCGACTGCGGGCAACTGGGACGAGGACTACGAAGACCACCGTGACTGCGAACTGGTCAAGGGTGTCTTCCACAGTTACAACGGTGGAACCGAGGTCAGCTAGGTTGACAGCCAATCGGCCCGTAGGAACTCGGGCGGTCATACTGGGTAACGGCCCGTCCGTTGACAGCATGCCGCCCGAGTTCTGGGGCCGATGTTTGGAGGACGATGCAACTCTGTTGGTAGGCACGAATCGGGCGCTCTGCATGGCAGCGGTGCAGGGCGTCCGGCTCGATGCCTGTGTGATACGAGACGACTACCGCAAGATGTTCGCGGTGGACGGGCTCGGCTGGCAGTATCACCGGGACTATTGGAAGCCGTTTGACGGCTGGACGGTCGGCCCGGCTACGCATCGGGTAACGCACTGTGACGAGTTCGTGCGGTTCCTGCACGGCTGGCAAGTCGAGCGGGTCGAAGACGCGAACTATGAAGCCGCGGTTCTCATTGCGGATACCGTGGTGTTGATTGCCGCAAATTGGGCATGGCATCAGGGCTGTCGGGACATTGCGATACTCGGCATGGATTACTCGCCGGGCTGCGCGGTACTGGCCCCCGAATATCAGCAGGCCCCGCAACGGTGGGCGGACCAGTACGAGAAGCCCATCAAACCCGCGATTATCAAACAGACGCAACAGGCGAGAGAGACGGTCGAATCGCAGGGCGGACGCCTTGTGAATCTGAGCGAGCAATCGACGTTAGACGCACTTCCGAAGGTGACGTATGACCGTTGGCTATAAAGTCCCGGCCGTGTGTGCAGCCCGCGAATGGGAACTACAGATTGTCGAGGACGCCGTTCGTGACATCGGCGGGTCCGTCTATATGGAGATCGGCTCATTTGAGGGCGGCAGCCTGTGCCGGTTCGGCGGGGCGATGCTGCCGGGCGCGCGGCTGATTGCGATTGACCGCCCGCTAATCAACGCCGTGGGCACGCTGGAAAAGGCCGTCAAGCGTATGGGCGGCAACGGATTCGACGCCAGTTGCATCATCGCCGACTCGCACAAGATGAGCACGCTCAAAACCGCGAAGTCGGCGCTGGGCGACAGGCCTGTAGACGTGCTGTTTATCGACGGCGACCATAGCGTAGAGGGCGTGGCCGGCGACGTGGCGATGTATTGCCCGCTGGTACGCGAGGGCGGGCTTGTGGTGTTCCACGACTGCGGGCCGGTTGACCAGGGGCACGGGTGGGCGAGCAAGATGCGTGGCCCCCGCGAGGCCATCCGCAAGTTTGGATTGGGTCGCCGGTGCATGGTAGTACAGGAATGGGCGGGGTTCGGGCTGATCTGGAAATGAGGGTCATTGTCCAGGTCCGGTACAACCTGCAATGGGGCCAAGATTTCCCCCAGCGGTACGATCCGGCATGGTACGCCGAACGGTTGCACCTGTGGACGACGTACACGCTTCCCAGCCTATTGCGGCAGACGTTCACGAGCTTTGAATGCTGGCTACTGTGCGACCCTGCACTATACGAGTTCACCGTTCCGCTCTGGCAAAGCCTGCCGGATTCGCGGTTCCGCATGGTCTGGGACTATCGCGAGGCATACAGCCAACACGGATCGGAGCCGGTGCTGCTATGTCGGGTTGACTCTGACGACATGCTGCATCAGTGGGCGGTACGTGATATGGCCAAATGGTGCAGGCCCGGCCAGTACGTGCAACTGATGAATGGCTACTGCTATTCGCCGACGACCGGCGAGGTTAAGCGGTGGGTGAACCCGTCGCCCGCGTTCCTGGGCAAGATGTTCACAGCGGATGAATTCCGCGCCGCAACGGGGCTGGGCCATCACGGCGAGGTCGCTGAAACCAGTCGCAAGATCAACAGCCCGCGTTTTGTAGTCGTCTGCCACGGCAAAAACGTGTGCAATACGATGCGCGGGCGGTTTGTGGGAGAATTGGTAGAGGGAGAGGAGCGAGCGCGTGTTCGCAGAGAGTACGTTATCTGAGCCCTACTGTTCCATCGTCATCGTGAACGACGGGGAACACCGGCTCGGTCTGTTGGAGTATTGCCTACAGGGCCTCGCGGACCTGAACGCCGACGTGATGGGCGAGTGCGAAGTTCTTGTACTCAATCAAGACCCCGACGGCGCGGACGCGCGGGCGCTGTGCGCCAATCATTCGCTGCCGATGCAATGGCACGAGGCGGCGTATCCTGTAGTCGGCGGCGTGCCGCTGTGGGATTTGATGTCGAGTCTCCGCGACGTGCGGCCGCGATTGCACGGCCAGTATCTACTGGTACTGCACAAGGAATTCGTGTGGTCGCCGGGGGCGCTGGTCAATGCGCTGTCTTGGCTGCGTGAGCATCAGAATCCGATGCTGGCGGCGGCGAATCTCCGCAGGCTGGGCGAACAGGGCGGGGCACGGCACTGGTCGGAATCGGTAGACGCCGAAACGTCCGCCGTACTGGAGCAGGCCCTGGACACCGGGGACGTGGAGCAGATTACAGACGCGATTGCAGAGACGCCAACCCGCCGATGGGCGTTCTGGCAAGAGGAAGCGGTTCGCTGGTCGGGCAAATGGTTGGAAGACGTATTCTTTGCCAGGTTGGATTGGCTGGACTCGATACGGTTTTTCGGCCACGCCGAGCGGTGCCTGTTCGTGGACATCTACGATGTGATGCGGCGGTACTGGCAGGAGCTAGACGGCCGGTCGCTCGCGCCTCGCATGGAGCGTATCCCCGACGAACTCGGGTCGGTCATGCACCTGTACCATCCCAAGGGATACCCGCATTTTGGCGAGCGACTACAAGGCTATTTCGGGCAGAACCCGGCCAAGTGGGAGAATACGCGGTTCACGCCGGACGAGTTCCGCGAGATCCACGAGTTCAATACCGACCCGTACGCGGGTATCGAGGTCACCAAGAGCGGCGAAGTGAAGCGCGGCCGCAACCGGCAAGTACCGTTCCGGTGGCACGAGAACGGGGCGGTGTGGCGATACCACCGACGCGCGAAGCAGTGGTTGGACAACGGCGGCGCGGACGACCTGAGACAATGGCTGGGCTCCGGCAAGATCGTAGACCCGCCGCGACGGCCCACGTCGGTTGTGCTGGCACCCGATTGCCGGTGTCTACTGATGGCGGAGAATCGGGAATGGCGAGACGTGTCAATGCCGTTCAGGGCGCTGCGGGCTGGGCTTGACAAACTAGGACACCCGGCCGAAGTGGTCGCCGTCAACCGGAAATCCAAGTGGCCGTTTGTCGCCGAGACGCCGGATTGCGTGTGGGTCTGGAACGGCGGCAAGGGATACCGGGGCAAATGCGCAAGCAAGTTTTCAGATCGCGGCATCCCTGTGTTCCTACTGGAGCGCGGCTTCTTCCGTCGCCATCAGTACACGCAGGCGGACCCGTGCGGGTTCAACCATACCGCCTCTTGGGTTGCCCGGCTGCCCGAGCCTGCGCCGGACGGCGGGGCGGAACGGTTCGCCGAAGTGTGGGGCGGGAAGCCGAGCCCGATGCGGAAGCGTGCCGGATACATGCTCGTATTGCTCCAGACGCCCGGCGATTCGCAGTTGGCCGCATCGTTCTACCAGTCGCCCGGCCCGCTCGTCCGCGCTGTAGAAGCGGCATGCCCTGACGGCCTGGACATTCGCGTGCGGGCACACCCGCTGCATAAGTGGGGCTGCGGCACGGCATGCCGGTCACGGATGATCGGCGGCACGCTGCAAGAGGCGGTCGAGGGCGCGGCGTTCTGCGTCACGAACAACAGCAACGCGGGCAATGAAGCGTTGGCGTGGGGCTGCCCGGTCCTGAGTATCGGCCCCAGTCTCTACAGTGCGGGCGGGGTCAGCCCGACCTGCACCCCGGCGACGTTGCGCGACCATATCGAGATGATGGCCGAAGGCTGGCGGCCGGATCGTGCGAAGTTGAACAATTACCTATATTGGCTCGCGGCCCGGCAATGGTCGCAGGAAGAGATCGCTGATGGCGAATGCCTCCGATCCATCCTCGCCGAGACCGCTTGACGGCATACCGGCCGTCGTTATGGGCACGGGGCCGGACCTGCCCGCCGACCGGCTGACGGACTTCCGCGAACACTTCACTATCGGCGTGAATTCGCTCTGGCAGAAGGCCCACTACTTCCTGCCCCGCGTGTCGTTCTGGATCGACGGCGACGTGCCGAACCTGTTCCCGGCCTGGCACGCTTCGTGCCTGTGTGTATGCGACCGATCGGCCGCGCCGACCGATACGCACCTGTGGGACGAGAATCGCCCTGTAAGCCTTCCGGCGTTCGGGGGCACCCTACCAGTCCAATGCGGCGAGTTGTCGCCTTACAACCTTATCCTCCGCCCGAATACGGCCGTTGTCGCGGCTCTGTGGGCTCTGTCGCTGGGCTGTGCCCCGGTCGTGATGCTGGGGTGCGGTTGTGAGGCTGACGATCGGCGGCCGGACCAGCACGCGGCGATGACGGCGGCGCTGAGCGAGTTGGGCGAACAGCACTACAGGGTCGAGGGCGAATGGCGGGATACGCTGTGGCTCTGGCCCCGGTGCGTGATTGAAAATCCCGTGATGTGGGCGAGCTATACGCTGTGCCCGCGCATGGTGCATCCGGGCGGCGACGAGGCCGTGCGACGAATCCGCGAATTCTACTGCCGCACGAGGTGAACTGATGGGCTTGTACGAACGCCCAGCCCCGTAGGGGCGATCCGAAAAAAACAATGACCACAGACACGAGGTGACCTGATGAAACCGAGCGACATCAAATCCGCAATCAGCAACATCGCCGCCGACATTGCGCGGGCACGGCAACAGTCCACGCAGGCCAAGAGTTCATTGATCGGCGAGAACAACAGGCTGGCGAACATGCCGACCACGTACGCAGAGGCGATTGTGGCCATCGACGCCGGGGCCGCCGCACATCCTGACGACCCCGCATGGCTGGGGTGGCAGGCCGAGAAGGACTTGTTCGTGGCTGAGTTCCTGGAATTGCAGCCCGTCGTCCAAGCCGCCGCCGCCGCGATGCCTTCGGAGTTCTAGTACATGGCTCACGCTTGGGACAATGCGTCGTACCCGAAACGAGCGCAGGCGCTGGTGCAGTCTGCCAACATCGACGCGAACCTTGCGCATTGCCCCACGCTGTTGGTGATTACTGACGCCAACGCCATTGCCAAGGCCGACATCGCCAGCAAGCGGTATCAGATCTACGATCACAACGGCACCGAGATGCCGTACGCCGAGCGGGTCTATACCGAAGGGGCGACCTACCTCAACGCCAAGATTTTCGTAGCCGGGTCCAGCACGACGCTGTACGCCAGTCCGACCGGCGATCAAAATAAGTTCTGGATTTACTACGGCGACTATGATCCCGGCTCCGATCAGGACGACCCGACGAATGTGTGGGATTCGTACTACAAGGGCGTCTGGCCGATGGACGAGGCGTCCGGCCACCTGATCGACGAGACCTCCAACAGCAACGACTCGACCGTCGAATCGAACCTGACGTACGGGCAGACTGGCAAGATTGGCAACGCCGTAGATTTCAACGGGTCTAGTTCGTACGCCACCATTCCCCATTCTGCTGATTGGGCGATGGCCGCCGACTTCACTATCGAGTGCTGGGCCGACACAGATCTCACAGATTACTATGGCATGCTGATCTATCACTACGATGCCGGCACCAAAGATGGATTTGCTCTCTGGCAGTACACGACGGGTAGCGGTCAGTGGAGGCTGAGAGTTTGGGTCAGTGACGTGTCGGCGACACCCGCTTCCAATGCCGCCCCGACAACTGATTACACGCATTTGGCCGCAACAAGAGTATCCGGCACGCTGACCCTGTATGTGAACGGGGTCGCTCAGACAGTTACAGCCTCCCTGTCTGGGGCGATTGACTCTAGTGGTGTCTTGGCGTTTGGAAGGCATAACAACGATGCCTCTCGCTACTTCAACGGCCGCATGGGCGAAAGCCGAATCAGCAACGGCGTCGGCCGTTCCGTCGCCTGGCTCAAGTTCCAAGTAGCGAACGTCCACGAGTCCGACCACGAGCAGACGTGGAGCGCGGAAGAGGACAAACCAGCGGGCGGAATCGTGATACTCCGACGACGTAGGGAAGCGGCATAATGAGCCAAGGAATCCAGTTACGGAAATACGGCGTCGAGTTCACGGTGGACTTCGAGCTATACGAGATCGACGGCGTAGACCTGCGAACCGATTGGACCCCCGCCGCCGCCGACTGCGAGGTGATGAAGGACGGCGGGGCATTCACGCAGTGCACGAACACCGCCACCGACGAGGGTAGCACGTACAGTATCGTCATCACGGCGACAGAGGCTGAAGCGGCCCGTATCGTAATCAAGGTTGTGGACGCGGCTACCAAGGTGTTCCTCGACAAGGTAATCGTCGTCGAAACGTACGGCAACGCGAGTGCCCAGCACGCCTTCGATCTGGACACCGCCGCCGCGACCATGCGCGGCACGGACGACGCGGCGACGGCCGCGAAACTTCTGGCCTATATGCAAGTCCTCACCCGAAGCGATCCGGCGATCAAGGCCGACCGTTCGACCGAGCTGGCCGAACTGAATACGGACGAAGGATCCGGCGCCGGGGACTATGACAACGCGAAGGCTGCACTGGAAGCGATCGCTGAACCGATGCTGATCGGGACGGTCGCCGCCAGGACCGACGACGCTGACTTCACGCTGACGGCGACGGACCTGACCGGGAACGACGACGACCACAACGGGCAACTGCTCGTATTCGTCACCGGGAACAACGCCGGGCTGATGCGAATCATCGGCGATTACACCGGGTCAACGGATCGGGTCCAATTCACCGGAACCGGGTTCCTGGCCGGCTTCCCGAATCTTGTCCAGGTCGGCGACGTTTGCCGCGTCCTGTCCGCCGCAATCTAGAAAGGCCGAACAATGTCCAAAACGATTTCCACCGCTGCAAGGAACGCCGCCGCCGATGCTGTCGTCGATCTTGTCGACGCCGGATCCGGGGCGGGTTACATCGAAATCCGAACCGGGGCGAAACCGGCCGGACCCGACAGCGCAGCGACCGGGACGCTTCTGGCGACGCTTCCGATGTCGGATCCAGCGTTCGGGGCCGCCGCCGCTGGCGTCGCGACCGCTTCGGCGATCACGAACGACTCGTCCGCCGACGCGTCCGGGACGGCCGGGCATTTCCGGATCTACGATTCGGACGACGCCGGGATCGTCGACGGCGACGCGGGCCTGTCCGGATCCGGGGCGGAACTGATCCTTGACGACGTCGACATCGTCGCCGGCGGAACGGTCTCAATTTCGGCCTTGACCGTGACAATGCCCGCCAGCTAAGGCGCCTTCATGCTGATCTTGTTCCCCGTACAAATCCGCGATCGGACCGGAACCGGGGCCGTCGACCTTCCGTCGATTGTCCTGGCCGCGGAAGGAACGCACGTCCCGCCGGTCTTCACGGGGACGGGGGCCGTCGTTCTCCCGGCGATCGTCGTTTCTGGGCAAGGGACGCACGTCGCGCCAATCTTCACCGGGACCGCTGGG